GTCTGGAAGCGTTCTGGCTGCCCGATGGCTTGGCCCCGATCCTGTGGGTGACCGTCGAAGCCGATCCCGAGGATGGCTTCCTGCGCGTGGATGGCAAAGACATCTCCGCGCGAATTTCGGATTTTTGGCATCGCCCCGCCGCTTGCTTGATCGTGCATCCAGACGGCTATCGGCAGTACGTCCTGACGGCGACCTGCCAGCTGGATCAAGGTGGTGTGCTGGTGCTGCGCTCGGGTCTTGACGACTGGGTGCCCGCAGGCAGCCGCGTCATTCGCCTTGTGCGCTGCCGCCTCGATCACGACGCCATCGACTTGTACTGGCACAGCCCGACGCTGCTGGAGATCACCCTGACCGCGCGCCAGTTGCCCGAACCACGCGGTAATGACCGTCAAACCTACGAGGGAGAGTAAGCACGATGAGCCAGAACCCATTACTGGAAGTCGAGCTATACGCCTTCGCCAGCAACAGCGCGCAGTTCTATCTGACGCCGCACGAATTCGACGTCGATCTGGACGGCAATCTGTACGCAAGCCTGCCCATCGAACGCAACGAACTGGCGTTGGGTGCTGAAGCTGCGAAAGCTGGGCTGGATCTGAAGCTGCCGCCGAACTGTGATTTGGTGCGCCATCTGCTCGCCAACTCACTGACCGGCGACACCACCTCGATCACCCTGCGTATCGGACGACGAGACACATGGGGCGACTACTGGTGGATCTCAGGTACGCGCTGGATGGGCCGGGTGCTGGGCGTCGAAGTCGCTGACGATGTCGCTCGCGTTCGCTGCGAGTCGGCGCAGGTCAGTCTCAAGCGAATCGGGTTGCGGCGGCTCTACAGCCGCAAGTGTTCCCACGTGCTGTATTCAGCTGCCTGTGGTGCCTCACCCATTTCCGCCAGTGCCCTGGTGAGCAACAGCAATGGCCGCAACGTCGATCTCGACGGTGGCACGCCCGGCAGCGTCAGTGGTGGCTTGGCCGGTGGCTGGCTGCAAACCCCAGAAGGTGCCCGCCACATGATCGTCAATGACTACGGTGGCGGCGTCGAGTTGCTCTATCCGGTAGCCATTGAGGTCGGCACCGAAGTGCTGCTGACGGTCGGTTGCGACCACAGCACGGCCACGTGCGAGTCGCGCTTCGGCAACCTCGACAACTACGGAGGCTTTCCCGCCATCCCAAGCAAGAACCCGTTTTCGACCGGCGTGTTCTGAATCCCTGGAGAAATCGCCATGTGGTACCTCGTCGTCATCGTGGTGGCGGCGCTGGTTTCGGTCGCGCTCGCCCCGAAACCGCCCGAACCCAAACCGGCGTCCCTGTCCGACGTCGATGCCCCCACCGCAGAAGAAGGCCGACCGATTCCCGTCGTGTTCGGCACCGTGCTGCTGCGCGGCTCCAACGTCGTCTGGTACGGCGATCTGGAAGCCGATCCGATCAAGAAGAAAGGTGGCAAGAAATGACCACGCAGACCGTCATCACCATCGATCACGTGCGCGCCGTAGGCCTGTGCGTGAACGGCACGCGCACATGGTTTGCGCGTCACGATCTGGACTTCCGCGCCTTTCTGCGGGATGGCTGTGACGCCGACACCCTGCTGGCCACCGGCGATGCAATGGCGCAGCGGGTGGTCGAGCACGCCCGCAATCAGTCCAGCCAGCGGGAGCACGGCTGATGGGTGGCAGCAGCAAATCGCAAACCGTTGGCTACCGCTACCGGATGGGGCTGCATCTAGCCCTGTGCCAAGGGCCGGTCGATGCCGTGCAGGAAATCCAGATGGGCGACCGTACAGCGTGGGGTGATGCCGACCGTGCGCCGCTACCGAACGGGCATGGGCTGACCAGTCTCTCCATCAACAAGCCCACCCTGTTTGGTGGTGACGAGCGTGAAGGCGGCGTCGTGGGCACCATCGATGTGCTGTCGGGCCATGCTGGTCAGGGGCGTAACGACTATCTGATGAGTCGCCTTGGGCCAGCCATTCCGGCATTCCGAGGCGTGCTGTCCTTGGTGGCGCGCAAGATCCTGTTTGCGGCCAACAACCCGTACATCAAGCCTTGGGCTGTGCGGGTGCGTCGCTTCAATGCCGGTTGGTATGACCATGCCTGGATGGGAGATTCCGAAGTCCGCATCTGGGATGAGGACGAAGGCCGCGAGATCAGCGTCGGCATGAATCCGGCGCACATCCTGGTTCAGTGCCTCACCGATCCGCACTGGGGCATGGGCTATCCGCAGAGCACCATCGGCTGGAGTTTCTGGAATGCGGCATGGGCTTTGTCGAGTGAGGGCTTCGGCCTCAATTTGATCTGGACGCGCCAGCAGCCCATCGAGAGCTTCATCGGCCAGGTCATCGACCACATCGGCGGCATTCTCTACACCGATCCGGAGCAAGGCACGTTTGAGCTGAAACTGCTGCGCGACGACTACTGGATCGACAGCCTGCCACAGTTGGGCCCTGACGAAATCGTGCGGCTGGAACGCTTTGAGCGCGCCCAGTGGGGCGAGCTGCCCAACGAACTGACCGTGGTCTACACCGACTGGCAAACCGGCGGTGATGCCACCGTCACGGTCGAGAACCTGGCCGCCATCCAGTTGCAAGGCGGCGTGATCAATCAGCGCCGCGACTACCCGGGCGTCAATTACGGGCCGCTGGCTGCCCGGCTGGCCTTGCGTGACCTGCGCGCCTTGGGTTCACCACTGGCCCGGATGAGTCTGACCGTGGCACGCGACACGCTGGAACGTGCGCCGCTGCCGGGCGATGTGTTCCTGCTGAACTGGCCGCGTTTGGGTGTGGATCAGATGGTGGTGCGTGTTACCGGCATCGATACCGGCACCTTGGGCGCGGCGGAATGGCGCATCGAAGCGATGGAAGATGTGTTCGGGATGAGCAACACCGTGTTGTCGCCCCCGCCACCGCACGTCGAAGATCCGACCATCGAACCTTTGCCACCCGCCTTGGTACTGGCCGTCGAAGTGCCGTATTGGGAGCTGGCCCGGCGCTTGTCGCGTGCAGATCTGGCCTACCTGACCGATACAGACACCTATCTCGGTGCGTTGGCCGCAGCCGGTGGCACCGGGCAGTTGAATTGGCAACTGGCCACCGGCACGTCCGGCGGCGACCTCACAGCCGTTGTGGGCGAGGACTACGCACCACTGCTGACGCTCGATGCAGCCTTGCCTGCCAGCGAGGTCGATGCCATCGGTATGCCAGTGACGGCAATCAGCCAGCCGGAAAGACTGGCCGTGGGCGACTACGCCTATCTGGTGGCCGCCAGTGGGGCGATTGCAGAGGCCGTCGCTGTCCTGGCCTTCGATGCTGCAAACGCAACCATTGATCTCGCACGCGGCGTGCTCGACACCACACCTCAGGCACATCCCTCGGGGACTCGTCTGATCGGTGTCGGCGAATGGCTGGCATCCGAAGGTGCGGAGCACGCCCCGGGCGAATCGGTGTTCGTGGGTGCGATTCCTCGCACGTCGACCGATCAGGGCGATCCTGTGCTGGCCGCCAATGGGCAGCCGATGGTGCTGACCGGTCGGCAGGCTTTGCCGTATCCACCCGGTCGTATCCGTCTCAATGGCCAGACCGAGCCTGCCGTGGTGGCCGGTGACCTTACCGTCGCGTGGGCCCACCGCGACCGCACGCAGCAGACCGCCTACCTCGTGCAGCAAGACGAAGGCGATATCGGGCCGGAACTGGGTGTGACCTACACGCTGCGTATCCGCAATCGCAACAGCGTGCTGGCGCACACCGAAACGGGACTGCTTGGCACCACCTATATCTGGACGGCAGCAGTGGCCGCGCTGGATGCCGGTGCGCTGGGCGACCGCATCACGGTGGAGATCAGTGCCGAGCGCGATGGTTTGAGTAGCTGGCAGCCGCAGGTGCGGGTCATGGATCGCGCGGGCTACGGCCTGCGCTGGGGACGGTATTGGGGAGGTGTGTGATGGAAGCACGCATTGATGTTCATCTGCTCACCCTGAACGAGCCTGCCGAATGGCGGGAGTCCTGCATCGCCAGCCTCGACGGCGCGCCGATCCAGTTGCACGTTTTGCCGGGCATTCCGGGCCGCATCGGTGAGGCACGCGCGGCAGGTTATGCGCAAGGCACGCTGCCTTTGGTGTCCTTCGTCGATCCCGATGATCTGTATGAAGCCAGCGCTTTTACGCAGTTAGCCGATGCGCTGGATGTCTGCCCGCAAGCCGTGATGGCCTACACCGACGAGGCGCTGACCGACGAAAACGGCCAGGACATCGCAGTGCGGCGTCTGGCCTACAGCCGCTGGCAGCACGCCAACAGCGCCAGCCACGTGCACGGCCTGATCGTGATGCGGCGCTCCGTCGTCGAAGCCGTGCTCAAGGAAACCATCGACATCAACAACTTCGCCGACTGGCTGCTGACCCTGATGGTGGCCAAGCGCGGCGGCGTGCTGTACCTGCCCATCGTCGGTCGACATTGGCGGCAGCACCCGCAGCAAAGCCACCGAACCGGCGACCCGGAAGCAGTCCGGCGCATTCGTCAAACCATCGGCCAAGCATCGAATCTCTGGAGATAAACCATGTCATCGACCGACCCGAACCTTGGACTCAACTACGGCTGGACGCTCGGCGAAAGCGGCTGGGACACCGGCATGGACGCCAACCTCAAGCGCCTCGGCGCTGTGGTCGGCCTGTCCGCGAAAGACCGCGACCTGACCACGCCACCGGCCAGCCCATCCAACGGCGACCGCAACATCGTGCCGGCCGCCGCCACGGGCGTATGGGCAGGCAAAACCAACCAGATCGCGGTGCGCATCGCAGATGCCTGGGAGTACCACGCGCCCAAGATCGGCTGGCTTTGCTACATCGAGGACGAGGCCAAGCTCTCGGCCTACAAATCCACCGGCTGGAGCGCTGGCATCGCCATCTGATTTCCCATCTTCGTACCCACCCGAAACCCGCCCAGGTGTTCACTCACCGGGCGGGTTTCGCATTTCTGGAGACTGCTATGACCGAACCCGAACAACAACTGCCTGCACTCGTCGAGAACATGCTTCTCTTGCGACGCGAGGACTTCGACGAACTGCTCGACCGCGCTGCTGAACGCGGAGCCGAGCGTGTCCTGACCCACCTTGGCCAGGAAAACGGCCACGCAGCACGAGACATCCGTGAACTGCGCGACCTGCTCGAAGCCTGGCGCGATGCCCGCCGTACCGCGTGGCAGACCACTGTCAAGGTCATCACCACCGGCATCCTGGCCGCGCTTCTGGTGGGTGCCGCCATCAAGTTGAAACTGATGGGAGGCCCGCAATGATCGAGACACTGCTTGGTGGCCTCCTCGGTGGGGCCTTCCGCCTCGCACCTGAACTCCTCAAATGGCTCGACCGCAAGGGAGAGCGTGGCCACGAACTGGCGATGCAGGACAAAGCGTTGGAGTTCGAGAAGCTGCGTGGCGCGCAGCGAATGTCGGAAATCGGCGCGGGTGCCGATGCCGCGTGGAACGTCGGAGCCATTGAGACCCTGCGCGAAGCCGTTCGCACTCAGGGCGAGAAAACCGGCGTGCGCTGGGCTGATGCCTTGTCTTGCAG